CGGAAATATTACTGGCGTAGACGGAGCTGGTGCAATTACAGGATTCGACATTACAAATGGAGGCCAAGGTTACACCACTGGAGACGTACTAACAATAATAAAAGCCGGTAGCGATGATAATGCAACAATAACTTTACTAGCCGCACCAAATGGAGCAATAACAACTATAGTTATAAATGCCGCTGGATCAAATTATTCTCCAGGAGATATTATAACAGTAACACAAGCAGGAGCTAGCGGAGGTACAAGAGCAATTTTAAGCGTACAAGATTTAGAACCTACTACTGGTGATGCGGTTTTATTTAAAGGAGTACCAACAGGAACTATATTACCTGTATCCGTAGATTACGTTTTAAATACTAGCACAACAGCTACTGATATTGTAGCAGGTAAATAGTGTAAAAACAAGTAACTATATAACTAAGAATAAATCAATAATTAAATTAAATTAAATTATGAAAAAAGCAGAAGAAACAGTAAAAGCAATGATCACTGAAGAACAGTTAAAAACATTGCAAGAGCAACAAGGTAAATTAAATGAAATGCTTAGAACAGTAGGTGTTCTTGAGGTGCAAAAAAGTAATGTATCAAAAGAAATCGAAGCCTTAAGCAAAGAAATTGATGTTACTAAAAAAGAGCTTGAAGATGAATATGGCCAAGTAAATATTAATTTACAAGATGGTTCATATACTGACATCGAAAAAGAAGATGATAAATAATATTAGAAAGATAAGTATTGGGTCAGACTATAAGAACGATGCTATGCATTATTCTGTTGGTCAGCAAGTTTATGGTGGTCATGAAATATCACATATAATATTTGAAGACTCAGACAAATCCTATAATATACATATTAAAAAAAACAACGAAGTATTGCCATGGAAAAAATTTAATTCTAACATGGCAATATCAGTTGAATATGATTTAGAGTATTAATGAATAGTTTATATGATTTTATTGTTGAACCTTTGGGTGACAAGTATAGCAATACAATTATGGTAAATGACAAAGAATTAGTAGTCAATACCAAAATAGAAAGTTTTAAATTTGTAAACAGATTAGCTAAGGTTATAAAAACGCCTTTAGCTTTTAATTTAAATATCAAAGTTGGTGACACAGTGGTGGTTCACCAAAACGTGTTTAGAGTTTTCTATGATATGAAAGGAAAAAAAAGAAAAAGTAGATCTTTCTTTATGAATGATTTACATTTTTGCTCTATAGATCAAATATATTTATATAAAAATAGCGAAGGTTGGAATACCATAGGTGACAGGTGTTTTATAAAACCTATAAAAAACAATCAATCTTTAGAGGTTGATAAAGAACGTAGTCTTGTTGGTATACTAAAGTATGGCAATAGCTCTTTAAATGATCTAGAAATCAACCCAGGTGACCTAGTAGGTTACACACCTAATGGTGAATGGGAGTTTTTAATTGAAAAAGAAAGACTTTATTGTATGAAATCTAATGATATTGTAATTAAGTATGAATATAAAGGAGACGAAGAAGAGTATAATCCTAGCTGGGCATGTAGCAGTTGAAGAGTTAATTAAAGTTGCTAAAGAAGCTATCGTAGATTCAGGAGATGATATTACAGCTGATAGATTAAAAAACGCGGCAGCTACAAAAAAACTAGCTATATTTGATGCTTTTGAAATTCTAACTAGAATTAAAGAAGAAGAAGATATGTTAGAAGATAAACCTAAAGAAGTTAAAGAAGAAAAATCTTTTAAAGGTTTTGCAGAAGGAAGGTCTAAAAATGTATAAGCAAACTTTATATAAAGTCTTAAAAAACCATGTAAAACTTAAAGTTCTTAACAGAATGAATAGGTACAAAAAATGGGAGTATGGTTATAACAAAGAGCATGACATAATAGTTATAAGCAAAACAGGTGAAATAGGCGAGGTTTATGAAATACAAAACCTTAAAATAGCTTTACCTAAAGTAAAAGATATTGTTGAGTTTGAAAAAGATAAATGGACTTACACTGCATACCCAAAACAATTAAGTAAAATTAAATCTGTGTTTGACTGGGAAGAATACCCTTCAGACTTTAAAGAAAAATGGTATGATTATATTGATAAAGAATTTACAAGACGCGAAGAAGGTTTTTGGTTCGTTAACAAAGGTATTCCTACTTATATTACTGGTACTAATTACATGTACTTGCAGTGGTCCAAAATTGATGTTGGGCAACCAGACTTTAGGGAATCAAATAGATTATTCTACATTTTCTGGGAAGCTTGCAAAGCCGACATTAGGTCTTATGGAATGTGTTATCTTAAAAACCGTAGATCAGGATTCTCATTTATGTCTTCAGCAGAATCAGTCAACCTTGCTACGATATCCACAGATTCACGGTATGGCATATTGTCCAAGTCTGGTGCCGATGCTAAAAAGATGTTCACAGATAAAGTGGTACCAATATCCGTTAACTACCCATTCTTTTTTAAACCAATACAAGACGGTATGGACCGTCCAAAAACTGAACTTGCCTACAGAGTTCCCGCTTCTAAATTCACTCGTAGGAAACTTGACGCCAATCAAACTATCAAAGAGATTACCGGTTTGGATACCACGATCGATTGGAAGAACACCGGCGACAATGCTTATGATGGAGAAAAGCTTAGGCTATTGGTCCACGATGAATCAGGAAAATGGGAAAGGCCAAATAACATACTTAACAATTGGAGAGTTACAAAAACCACTCTTAGATTAGGTAGTAGAGTTATTGGAAAGTGTATGATGGGATCAACATCAAATGCTTTAGATAAAGGAGGTAGAAATTTTAAGAAACTATATGATGATTCAGACGTTGCGAAAAGAAACGCCAATGGACAGACTCGCTCAGGACTCTATTCTTTGTTCATACCTATGGAATGGAACTACGAAGGATACATTGATTCTTATGGCTTTCCTGTATTCGAAAAACCATCTAAAGAAACAGTAGGACCTCATGGTATGCCTATAAACATAGGTGTTATTGAATACTGGAATAACGAAGTAGATGGTTTAAAAGACGATCAAGATGGATTAAATGAATTTTACAGACAGTTTCCACGTACAACTAAGCACGCATTTAGAGACGAAAGTAAACAATCTTTATTTAATCTAACCAAGATCTATCAACAAATAGATTATAATGAAGACGAAAGAAATAACTTAAACGTAACTAAAGGAAGTTTTCAATGGGAAAACAGTAAAAAAGATTCTAAAGTTATATTCATGCCAAATAAAAATGGTAGGTTTTTAATAACTTGGGTACCACCTTTTCATTTACAAAACAAAAGATATATAAAAAATGGAGTTAATTATCCAGGTAATGAGCATTGCGGCGCTTTTGGCTGTGATCCATATGATATATCAGGGACAGTTGATGGTAAAGGTTCCAACGGAGCTTTGCATGGCTTAACTAAATTTAGCATGGAAGAAGTTCCACCTAATCATTTTTTTCTAGAATACATCGCTCGCCCACAAACGGCTGAAATATTTTTTGAAGATGTACTTATGGCATGTGTATTTTACGGTATGCCAATACTAGCGGAAAATAATAAACCTAGACTTTTGTATCATTTTAAACGTAGAGGTTATAGAGGTTTTGCAATGAACAGACCAGACAAAAAAAGAAATAAATTATCAATTACAGAAAGAGAAATAGGCGGGATACCTAATTCTAGTGAAGATATAAAACAATCACACGCTTCTGCTATAGAAACATATATAGAACATTTTGTTGGATTGAAAGAAAACGGCTATGGAGATGTTTATTTTCAAAGAACACTAGAAGACTGGGCGCATTTTAATATAAATAATAGAACAACACATGATGCTTCTATTAGTTCGGGCTTAGCTTTAATGGCTTGTAACAAACATATATACTCTCCAGTGAATAAGATAGAACTACCGGCGATTGATCTTGGTATAAAGAAATATGATAACAAAGGAACTACATCAAAAATTATAAGTTAATGAATATATATACTAACACCAATAGCGCTTTTCCTAGTCAAGTAGTAAGTGATGCAGAAAAAGCAAGTATTGAATACGGTAGCCAAGTAGCAATGGCCATTGAATACGAATGGTTTCGCTCAGGAAGAACTGCTGGTAATAGATACTTAACTAATTGGAATAATTTTCACGACCTACGACTATACGCTCGTGGCGAACAAAGTATACAAAAATACAAAGATGAGTTGTCTATTAATGGTGATTTGTCTTATCTTAATTTAGACTGGAAACCAGTACCAATATTATCTAAATTTGTAGATATTGTAGTTAACGGCATATCTAGTAAAAGTTACGATATAAAAGCATACGCTCAAGATCCTTCATCTGTAAAGAAAAGAACAGAATACGCCTCTAAATTACAAGAGGATATGGTTGCTAAAGAATATTTAGAATCATTAAAATCTACTTTAGGTATAGATCTATACCAAAGTCCAAATCCAAAAACAATACCTGAAAGTCCAGAGGAACTAGAGCTACACATGCAGCTTAGCTATAAGCAATCAATTGAAATAGCGGAAGAAGAAGCTATATCAACTGTATTAGCTCAGAACAAATACGATCTAACAAGACGTAGAATAAACATGGACCTAACTACAATAGGTATTGGAGCAACTAAAACAAACTTCAATATAGCCGAAGGGGTTACTGTTGACTACGTAGATCCTGCTTATATGGTTTACTCATATACTGAAGATCCAAACTTTGAAGATATATATTATGTAGGTGAGTTAAAATCTATAACATTGCCGGAGCTTAAAAAAGAATTTCCTAATATTTCAAAAGAAGAACTAGGAAGAATTCAAAAAATGCCAGGCAATAGATCATACGTTACTGGATGGGGTGATTATGATGAAAATACAGTTCAAGTATTATACTTTGAATATAAAACATATCACAATCAAGTTTTTAAAATAAAACAAACAGATCAAGGATTAATAAAGGCTTTAGAAAAACCTGATACATTTAATCCACCAGAAAGCGATAACTTTGAAAGAGTATCAAGATCTATAGAAGTTTTATACACAGGCGCTAAAGTTTTAGGCACTGATACAATGCTTAGTTGGAAATTAGCAGAAAACATGACAAGACCTTATGCTGATACAACTAAGGTAGAAATGAACTACGCTTTGTGTGCACCAAGAATATACAAGGGTAGAATAGAATCTCTTGTTAGTAAGTGTATTGGTTTTGCTGATATGATTCAGTTAACGCATTTAAAATTACAACAGGTTTTATCTCGCATGGTACCAGATGGTGTTTATTTAGATATGGATGGACTTGCAGAGGTTGATCTTGGTAATGGAACTAATTATAATCCAGCCGAAGCACTTAACATGTATTTTCAAACTGGTTCTATTGTTGGTAGATCATTAACACAAGAAGGTGATATAAACCAAGGTAAAGTACCTATTCAAGAACTTAATAGTTCTAGTGGTCAAGCTAAGATCGCGGCTCTTATACAAACGTATCAATATTATTTACAAATGATACGTGATGTAACAGGACTTAACGAAGCTAGAGATGGAACTACACCAGACAAAGGTACTTTAGTAGGACTACAAAAGATGGCTGCTAACGCATCTAATGTAGCCACTAGACATATTAAGCAGTCAAGTTTGTATTTAACTCTTAGAATAGCTGAAAACATAGCTTTAAAATTAGCAGACGCTTTAGAGTTTCCATTAACTAGAAATGCTTTACAAAACTCTATATCCACATATAGCGTAAAAACATTAGAAGAAGTTGCTGACTTAAACCTTCATGACTTTGGTATATTCTTAGAATTAGAACCAGACGAAGAAGAACAAGCTAAATTAGAAGAAAACATACAAGTTGCTCTACAGCAAGGTGGAATTGATTTAGAAGATGCTATAGACTTAAGACAAATTAAAAACCTTAAGTTAGCTAATCAAATGCTTAAAATAAAACGTAAGCAAAAAGCTAAACAAGAACAAATAAATCAACAAGCTAATATAAAAGCTCAAGCTGATGCTCAAGCAGAGACCGCAGAAAAAACAGCAATGGCTGAGGTTCAAAAGCAAGAAGCTATATCAGGTTCTAATGTACAATACGAACAAGCTAAATCTCAGTTTGAAATGCAAAGAATGCAAGCTGCTGCTCAAATAAAGCAACAAGAAATGCAGATACAACATCAATACAACGTAGAGCTCAAGCAAATGGATGTACAGCAGATGCAACAAAAAGAAGATAAAATTGAAAACCGCAAAGATCAAAGAACAAAGATACAAGCAACTCAACAAAGTGAAATGATAAATCAAAGGCAAAACGATAGTTTACCAATAGATTTTGAAAACAAAAACGCTGCTCAGCAGTTTCCAACAGTTTTATAACTGTTTATTAATTATTTAATTATATTATATTATGTTAGAAGAAAAAACAAATGAACCTGTTAAACAGGAAGGTGAGTTTAAAATTAAAAAGAAAACTCCTAAAAAATTAACAACACAAAGTGATGAACCAATTAAAGTAAATATTAAAGAACCTTTAGTTGAACTTCCACTTGATGTTACAAAAGTAGTAATACCAAAAGAAGATGCCATTCAAATCGGAGAAACAAAAGAAGTATCTGGAGATACATCATCCGGAAATAGCGCTA